TTGGTAATTTCTAAGGTTGTCCTTATAAATATAAATAGGATTAACAAGGAGATAAATAATGCCTTTTTCAATAAATAATTTCAGAGCGCAGCTTACAGGTCAGGCAGCTCGCCCCAACCTGTTTGAAGTCACGATTCCTTTTCCTACCGCAGTTCAAACTGGTGAGGCGGGTCAGAAAATGACGTTCATGTGCAAGGGAGCGCAAATTCCCGGTGTCAATCTTGGTATGGTCGAAGTTCCATATTTCGGTCGTGTCATAAAACTAGCAGGAAATCGAACTTTCGACGAATGGACTACAACAATCATTAACGATGAAGATTTTGCTGTTCACGGTGGCTTGATTAACTGGATGAACGCGATTAATAGTCATGGTGAGAATGACCGTCTTTTGTCTGGCACAGACTATCAAGTTGATGCTCAAGTAGTTCACTATGCCAAAGACGGAAGCATCGCTAAAACCATTACTATGGTCAACTGCTGGCCTTCAGCGGTTGCTGCGATTGATCTTGATTGGAGTTCAAACGATCAGTTGGAAGAGTTCTCAGTCACATGGCAGTATGATTATTGGAAAGCCACTGATAGCGTACATTCCACAACTTAAAGGTCTTACTTTCTGAGAGCATACATAGTATACAACTTTCAGAAAGGTATACACTATGGCAAAGTTCAAAATACTAGGATTTGAGATAGGTAAAGATGAAGAGAAAATGCCTGAAGATAGGCTTCAGGCATTTTCTTTGCCTGAAAACTCAGATGCGTCACTTGAGGTTAGTGGACCTAACGTAACAGGTGGTGCGTATGGAACCTATCTCGACCTTGAGGGAACAGTCAAGAACGAAGTCGAACTAATCACTCGCTATCGTGAAATGGCAATGAATCCTGAAGTTGAACTTGCCATTGACGACATCATCAACGAAGCTGTCATCACAGAGCATGGTCAGGCTCCGGTTTCAATCTCACTTGGAAACGCAGACATTCCAGAGAAAATCAAGAAGCAGATTCTCGAAGAGTTCGACGAGATTCTGCGTCTTCTTGCTTTCAATGAATATGCCTATGATATTTTCAAGAAGTGGTATGTTGACGGAAGACTATACTACCATGTTATGATTGATGTTCAGAATCCAAAGGAAGGAATCAAAGAACTTCGCTCAATCGACCCACGAAAGATCAAAAAGGTAAGAGAAACAAAAGGTCAGAAACTAACAGGTGACAAGTTGTCTGCTCTTCCAAAGAACACCACCGAGTATTACCTATACTATCCCGGTGGAATCTCGAATCGTGTTGGTGGATTGGGTGGACCTAACACACAGAAAGCACTCAAAATCGCAAAAGACTCGATTTCACACATTCACTCCGGCATTCTTGACGCTGGCAACAAAATGATTCTTGGCAATCTACATAAAGCAATCAAGCCAATGAATCAGCTCAAGATGCTGGAAGATGCGACAGTTATCTATCGTATCTCTCGCGCTCCCGAAAGAAGAATCTTCTATGTTGACGTTGGCAATCTACCCAAGGTCAAGGCAGAACAATATCTTTCCGGTATCATGTCCAAGTTTAAAAATAAAGTGGTCTATGATACCGACACCGGGGAGGTCCGAGATGATCGGAGGCATATGTCGATGCTTGAGGATTTCTGGCTCCCACGAAGAGAAGGTGGTAGAGGAACAGAGATTACCACCCTCCCCGGTGGCACTAACTTAGGTGAGATTGAAGACATCATCTATTTCAAGAAAAAGCTATACAAAGCGTTGGGCGTTCCAGTTTCTCGTCTTGAACCAGAAGGTTCATTCAGTCTTGGTCGAGCAACAGAAATCACAAGAGACGAAGTGAAGTTTGGAAAGTTCGTTAATCGTTTGCGTTATCGGTTTAGCAATCTTTTTGATGATCTACTCGAAAAGCAACTAACACTCAAAGGTATTCTGTCAAAGGAAGACTGGAATGTTCTCAAGACGCTTGTTGAATATAGATTTCGACAGGATTCCCATTTCTCTGAACTCAAGCAACTTGAGGTCATGCGAGACAGAATGGAGATTCTACAGTCTGTTGAAGAGTATGTCGGTAAATACTACTCAAAGAACTGGGTTCGTGCCAACATTCTGAATCAGTCAGAAGAAGAGATTCGCACGATGGATGGTGACATGGCAAATGAGATTGATGATGGAGATGTTGATCCGTTTGAAGATGAGACAAGACAGCTTGATCGACAAAATGCTGGTGTTGGTTCCTTTGCGAAAGATGAACCCGCTGGACCACAACAACCACAACAACGCGAAAGTGTTTCCACATTCAAACGAGTCAAAGGCATTCGTTCAAGGTCGATTCAACTAGCAGAAAATTTTGACGAAGATTTTGATTGATATAAATAAAAGACAACGCTTTATAAGGAGAACATAATGAAAGAAAGAATCCACGCTGCGATTGAAGACGCATTAGGTGAAGATCCCAACAGCTTTGCTGAAAAGATCAATGACGTACTGGCAGCAAAGATGAGTGACGCCTTGATGACAAAGAAAATGGAGATTTCAAATAACTGGCTGAATGACATTGAGCCAGCATCAGAGGAAGAAGAACCATGAAACTAATTTCCGAAATGGTTGATGACGAAAAAATCGAGTTCATCACCGAAGAAAAGAATGGCGAAAAGAGTCACTTCATCAAGGGTGTCTTCATGCAATCTGAGCAGAAGAACCGAAACGGAAGAATCTACCCAAAAAAGACTTTGGGTGAACAGGTCAACAAGTATATCAACAACTATGTAAATCAAAATCGTGCGTTTGGAGAGCTTGGACATCCAGACGGTCCAGTTGTGAATCTTGAGCGCGTTTCTCATATGATTAAGGAACTGCGTGAAGACGGTAATAACTGGGTAGGAAAAGCAAAGATCATGGACACTCCTTATGGAAAGATCGTCAAGAATCTGATTGACGAAGGTGCGAAGTTAGGTGTTTCCTCAAGAGGAATGGGTTCTTTGAAGAATGTGAACGGAACAAACATTGTTCAGGACGACTTTTATCTTGCTACCGCTGCCGACATTGTAGCAGATCCATCTGCTCCAGAAGCCTTCGTTGAGGGTGTCATGGAAGGAAAGGAATGGGTTTGGGACAATGGAATCATTCGTGAGCAAGAGATTTCGAGGATGAGACGAGAACTACAACAAACTAACCGAAAGAAACTAGAAGAAGCCAAGTTACATCTATTCAAATCCTTTTTGTCAAAATTATAGGATTTATAAATAACATAGAATAAACTGTGGATTTTTCCATTCTTTCTAAGGAGATGGACATAATGGATACGGAACAAAACTTTGTAGACGATACTCTGCTCGACGAAGAGATCGACCAACTAGCGAACGAGATCGCGGCTGAGTTGGAAGCAGAGCTTCTGGAAGCGCAAACAGAGTCACCCAGCAAGCCGGGTGGTGGTGGAACAGGTGATGCTCCCGAGAGTGGAGAAGTCAAGCCTGTTGCTCAACCAAAGGGAAAGCCCCTTTCAAAGAAAAAGGTCAAGGCTGAGGTCAAGACAAAGGGTCAAGGCGACGATCCCTCTGAAGTAGAAGTATATGAGGAAGAGGACGTTGATCTTGAGGATCTTGAGGATCTTGACATTCCCGAGACAAAGCAAGAGATGATTCGATCCATCTTTGAGACTCTGAAGAGTCTTGATAAGGATTCTCTTGCGGGTAACTACTCACGACTCATGGCAGCGATGCTTGACGAAGGAACAGAGGATGTCGAAGAGGATGAAGCCTCCATTCCCGTTCTTGAGCGCAAGACAATCACTGCTGATGACATTGATCTTACAGAAGACCTGAACGCGATCTTCGGAGAGAACGATCTTTCCGAGGAGTTCAAGTCTCAAGTGACTACCATCTTCGAGGCGGCAGTCGTTTCCAAGATCAATGAAGAGATCGAGCTAATCGAGCAAGAGTTCAACGCCAAGCTGGAAGAAACAGTTGTTGAGATTGCCGAGGAGCTTACCAACCAGATTGATTCATATCTCGACTATGCCGTAGACAACTGGATGCAAGAGAATGAGCTTGCTGTTGAGCGTGGCATCAAGTCAGAGATTACTGAAGAGTTCATTGGTGGACTCAAGCAACTCTTTGAAGATCATTATATTGATGTTCCAGAGGAGAAGGTTGATCTCGTTGATAGTCTTGCTGATCGAGTTGAGGATCTTGAAGAGAAACTCAATGAGGCAATCGAGACTAACATCGAGCTTAACTCGATTGTTGAAGATTATCAGCGGGATGAGCTTGTCAATGAGGCAACTGCCGAACTAACAAGCATGGAGTCCGAGAAGCTGAGAGGTCTTTCAGAAGGTGTTGGTTTTGAGGATGTTGACCAATACAGACAAGCTCTTGATACGCTCAAGGAAAACTATTTTCCTCGAACGTCCAAGGGTGGTGCCGTACAGCTAGACGAGGAAGCCGAGATTTCTGAGAATGGAATCGTTGAGGAAGCTCCTCGAAATGCTGCGATGGCATCGTATGTCAACGTGCTAAAGCGAACTGTCAAAGAGTAGAAAACTTAACTTTTATAAATACAAATTAGGATACTGTTGAATAACAGAACTGATTCAACAAACTTTTCAAGGAGAACGAAACATGTTGAATGAAGAACTAATCAATAAGTGGCAACCAGTTCTCGATCATGAGGATCTACCTCAGATCAAGAATCACTATCGTAAGGTAGTCACAGCTCAGATGCTTGAGCAACAGGAACAAGCCATGCGTGAGCAGGCAAATGTTCAGGGTGCTGGATCTGCCAGTCTCCTTGGAGAGTCAAGCGTTCCGACCACAATCGCGGGTGATGGTGGTATTTCATCTGGTAACGTACAGAACTTCGATCCAGTCCTCATCAGTCTGGTTCGACGAACTGCGCCAAACCTGATTGCGTTCGACATCATGGGTGTTCAGCCCATGAGTGGACCAACTGGTCTGATCTTTGCGCTTCGACCTACTTATGGAACAGGCGTGAACGGAGTTGCTGACGGTGCCAATGCTTTCTACACTGAGGCGAACACTGGCTTCTCTGCTG